AATCACCGTGCACATCACCCGCCCGGTTTGAAGAAAATGGCTCCCGCCCTTCTTCACCGGATCGACGTGGACTGTCGCCTCGCCGCTCAGGTACAGCCCCGGCCCAATGCAGCCGCCGCGCCTCTCCATCACGTCTCTCACCGCGTCGCAGTAGTAATGCAACAGATCCGTGATCCCCTCCAGACGGTCCTGCGACACCCTCACTTCGATCCCTGCTTGCACTTCGCCCGAAAACCGGCGCAGCCGCTCCGTCGGGCGGCTCCGCACCTTCTCGCAGTAAACGTTCACTGCCGGATACCGGCCGCCCCACGCCTGCTCGATATGCTCCGGTGCCGCCTTCAGCACCACTGTCCGCAGCGGCCAGGCCCGGTCCTCGGCCTCATACTCCCCTCTCAACTGCTCCAGACTGTCCGCCAGTCCGCCCTCACCCTCCAGCAGCTCCCGCACCCGCTCCAGCACCTCGCGAATCGTGAACGTCATCGCTCAGCCCCTCAGCAAAATGAATCCGCCCGCGCGGATCACTTCATCGGCCGCCTGCCCCTCGCCCGCCGGCCGGCCGCTTGCCACTCCTTCCGGCGGCAGTTCCCACGCTTCTTCAAGCCCCATCGGCGCCGCGTTCTGCAAACCCGGCGCGGTGTCGGCCCCGCTCACGTAGACGTTCCAACCCGCCGCCCCTTCCGGCGCATACGGCAGCCGCACCCGCAACCCGTGCGGCAGCGCTGCGGCGATCACCTGCACCGGGCACGGCGCGCTCTCCCGCCCCTGCCCGTCCACGACCGTAGCCTGGATCCGGTAGCTCCCCGGCGCCGTCGGGCCGTCTTCGATCTCCGCTTCCACCCATGCCGGCCTGCGCAATGGCTCGTACGTAATGGCCACGCCCGCGTCGAAATACTTCTTCGCCTGGCGGCCGGAAAGCTCGTAATAGTGCTTCCATTTCTCCCCGTAACGGTCGTTCAATTGGTTGAAATAGGCGTCCCGGTAGACCGCCTCCAGCGTCTTCAGCGCGTGCCAGTGCCTCAACCCCCTGTCCACCACAACCTGCGAAAGCGCGCCGCGTTCTTGGTCCCGCAGAAACGCCTCGATCTCCTCCTCCACTTCCGCCTGCGCCCTTCGCAGCTTCGCGCCCAGGTCGATCCCCTCCCCGTGCGCAACCTCCAGCACGCCGCTGTCCCATTCCTTCAGTTCGTCCAGGCCGTTGATGTCTCCGTCCACCAGCAGCGCCATCTCGCCCTCCTAGCCCCTCTCCTCGCCCTTCCCGCTCCGGCCCGCCCGCGGGTCCGCCACCACCTGCACCTGGATCTTCCGCGCGAATTCCTGGCTCGCAAACTCCGCCCGCTTCCGCTCTTCTTCCTGCTCGTACCGCTCCGCCTCTTCCTTCGTCGCCAGCCGCGCTCTCCCCTCCACAATCAGCCGGCATCCCAGCGTCTTGGGCACCTGCGTGATCACTCCCGCCTTCCCCCCGTCCGCCGTCTCCAGGCTCGCCACGTAAATGTCTTTGCCCTCGATCTCCGCCTCCTTGCGGCGGAGCTCCTGATAGTAACGCCTCAGATCCATCCTGTCCTCGCTTTGTGTTCTGTCCGGCTGCGTCGGGGGCGGCGCCTCGCCGCCCCCTTCTTCCCCGCCTCTGCTAGCTGCGCACCTGCACGCCGTGGCTGTTCCGCAGAACGCCAACGCCATACAGAATGTCCACCGTGAACTGCTGCGCCAGCGTGTTCGGCTGGTAGCTCATCACCACCCGGATGCCGAAGTTGCCCACCTCGGCGTACTCCGCAATGGCGCCCGTCCCCGGCAGCGGCTTCGGCAGACGCCGCACCGCCAGCCCCATCGCGTTCTTCGCAAACGCAATGTTCTGCGTCGTCACCGGCGACGAACCCGTCTTCTTCACGAACTGCGACCGGAAGACATAGAAGTCCTTCAGCCGCCCGATGCTGCCGTCCACCAGCGCCCGCAGCCCGGCGTCGCCCGCCGTCTGATACTCGCTGAACCGCGGAATCTGCCGCAGCTGCGAATACGCCGTCCCGTCCACCACCAGGTACTTCTGCTCGCTCGCCGGAACCTTCGCGTTGAACAGCGCCGTCTCCGCCGCGTCCACCACCGCCTCCGTCAGCGCCGTCCCGCCTGTGCCCAGCGGCGCGTTCGCCGTGAACTGGCTGTACAGGCCCAGAAGGTCGCTCTCCACCTTCTCCGCCAGCGCGATCATCGCCGGCTCCATGTACAGCCTCAGCAGGTCCGGAACCGCGATCACCTTCGTCACGTCCGGAATCTGGAACGTCGCCTCCGCGTGCGTGTTCAGCACGATCTGCGCCGTCTCCACATTCGGGTTCTGCGTCTGCACCGTCCCGCCCTCGGCGATGTTGTTCGCCACCATCGTCGGCGGGATCGGCACGTTCACCGTGTCCCCGGCCTGAGCCAGCGTCGGCTCGAAGTCCCGGTTCACCAGATTGCCCATCACCAGGTGGCCCATCAACGCGGGAAGCGCGTCCACCGCCACCAGTTTCACGATCGCATTTGCCAGATTGGCCGATGTGATTGCTGCCATCCTCTCTTTCCTTTCCTTGTTGCTCTACCAGCGCCTCGCGGCGGCTCCCGCCCTCCGCGCTATTCCCCTCTCAGGCTCTGCAGCGCCACCCGGCTGATCTGCTCCCGGATCCGCTGCATCTCCTCCTGGCTCATGCCAGGCCGGATCTTGTCCAGATCCACAACCGCCGGCGTCGCAGGCCCGCGGCCGGGGCTCACCACCCCGCTGCCGCCCGCAATCCGCGCCGGCAGAAATTCGGGATTTTCCTGCACAAAATTCGACAGAAATTCCCTGAAATTCTTCTCCCCTTCCGGCGTCCGCGCCACCAGCGCCCCGTCCGGGGCCCTCACAATCTCGTCCTTCACGATCCGGAACGCCAGGTCCACCTTCGACACGCCCAGCCTCTGCAGCTCGCTCTTGATCTGCGCGTGGCGGTCGCTCTCCTCCGCCATCTGGCGGCTCCGCTTGTTCTCCTCCACCAGCTCGTTCAACCGGCGCTCCAGCTGCTCCCGCTTCTTCCTCTCTTCCTGAAGCTCCGCCTTGTACGCCGGCTCGCTCTCCTTCTTCTGCTGATCGAGATACTCCTCGATCACGCTCCGAATCACCGTCCGGATCTCCTCCGGCTGCGCCCCTGCGGACGCCTGCATCTCCGCGTGCTGTGCCTGCTCCATCCTTGCCCTCGCTCCTTCGTTCTGCCGGCCCTATTGCCCGGCGTCGATCTCGCGCGCGATCCGGTCCTTCAGCTCCTGGCTCGCGTCGCAGAGATACTTCATCGCCAGCTTCTTCTGGATCTCCGCCCGCAGCGTCGCCGACGGAATCCCCATCCGCAACAGCCGCTCGGCGTCCTCCAGTTCGCTCGAAAACTCGCCGATGTCGAACTCATCCATCCCCGCCACGCCAATCAGGATCTCGTCCTGCCGCGCCTCCGCCAGCGTCCTCAACAGCCGCTTCAGCATGTCCTTTACGCGGTCCCCCATCCCGCGCAGCACCTCCTGCGTCACCAGGTAGTCCCGCTGCTTGCTCACCCCGGTCAGCGCCGCGTTCTTCGATAGCGATCCCCCCGCCTGGTGCAGCATGTAGCAGACGCGGTAGATCTCCTCCTTCAGCCGGTCGATGTTCTCCAGCGCGATCCGGTACACGTGCCCCTCGGGCTCCGTCCACCCGAACCGGTCCTCCTTGCCCAGCTTCACGTAGTAGCTCTCGCCCACCACCTGCTTGAACTCGCTGTCGCTGTATATCACCGGCATCGCGAACAGCCCCATCGTCAGCGCCCACGCCAGCGCGTTCGATTTGTTGAAGTGCTCCAGTTGCAGCGACGCCGCCCGGTTCATCAGCCACATCCCCTCGCCCAGCGTGAACTCGAACACCGGCACCCGCCCCAGTCCCGCCAGACCGTGCAGCCCCTCTTCCTGCTTCTGCGCCGGCGCCGCCTTGCCCTCCGTCTCCACCTGCCGCCAGATCTCGTATCGCTGCCGGTCGTACCTCACCCACTCCCGCAGCTTCCTCCTCGCCCCTGTCGTCTCATCCACCACGTCCCGCTCGCTGCGCAGCACCACCCACTCGTACTCGCCGCGCTCGTCCTTCTGCCAGTGAATGACACTCTCTGCCGGATACTCGCTGAAATACCCGCGCGACAACCCTAGGGCGTCCTCTTCCGCCCGGCTCCCCGCCGGCCGCGGCCCTTTCGGAAAGTCGATCGTGATGTAGCTCCGCCCCATCACCATCGCCTCGACCACCTGCCGCCGGAAAAAGTCGCTCAGCGTCGACCCCCGCCGGTCGCAGTCCTCCGCCAGAGCGTTGAAATACCGCCGCGCCCCCTCGTCGCGCCCCTCGAACGT